ATAAAGCCGCCGAAAATGCGGCAGACAAATCGGCGCAGGCGGCTGCTGCGGCGGTTGCCGAGCAGCGCCGCCAGTTCGATATTAACCAAGCCAACCAAGCACCGTATCTTGCTGCAGGCACCGGCGCGGTCAATCGGTTAGGTGCTGGCGTAATGGCCGGCGGTGAGTTTGGTGATGCTACACCGTTTAATTTCCAATACGACCAAAACTCTGACCCCGGCACCGCGTTTCGTATGTCGGAAGGTGTCAAGGCGTTGGACCGTAGTGCGGCCAGCCGTGGCGGTCTGTTGTCGGGTGCAACGCTCAAGGGTGTGCAACGTTACGGGCAAGACCTGGGTAGCCAAGAATACCAAAACGCGTTTAACCGCTACCTGACCGGTTTCAACGCCAACACGGGTGAGCGCAATGCGCTTTTCAACCGTATTTCGGGTGTGGCTGGAACGGGACAAGCGGCGGCTAATCAAGTTGGCGCGGCGGGCGCCAACATGGCGGGTAATATTGGCAACACCTATATGAACGACGCCGCCAACCAAGGCAACGCGGGGATGGCCGGCGCGGGGATGCGTATGTCGGCGTTTAGCGGCGGCGCCAATGCGCTAGGCCGGTTCTACGGTAATTATGGCCGGAACCCCACAACCCCCACAACCCCCGCTTCCGGCGCTCCACCCCTTACCGATCTATACGCATAGAAAGTTAAATCATGGCCGAACTTAATTTTGGACTACTGACCCCGCCCGGCTCGCAGTCGATTGGCAATGCGTTTGTGTCGGGTATGGATCAAGCGGCGGTGGCTCGGGCGCAGGAGAACCAGAACGCGTTGGCTCAATATCAGTTATCAGCAGCGAAACGCACCGATCAAACGCAAGACACGATCAATAGGGCGTATCAAGGCGCCATTGGCCCGGATGGAACACTTGACTACGGCGCTGTCCGCCGCGCGCTGGCGGCGGGGGGCGCTGGTTCGGCGATCCCAAAACTAGAATCTGAACGGGCCACTGCGGAACATCTAGCCGCACGGACGGCAGCTAGTAAAGCATCCACAAATAAAACAAACTATGAATTAACGCACGAAAGAACTAACCGGGCAATTCTTGACATTGCTGATTTGCCTGACGCTGCGACTGCCGTAGCCTCTATTGACCGGCATCTTGCGGCTGGCGATATTGACGAACCTAAAGCAAATGCGTTGAAAGCTAAGTTAGGCGATCCAACAACATTTTTAGCGGGGCGAAAAGAAATACTGCGCGGGATGTTAGCCGCCAAAGATCGGTTGGCGCAAGACAATGTATCGACTAAAGATACTGATATGGGTGGCTATATATCAAGACAAAAATACGACGCGCAAGGCACACCCGTTGGCGATCCGATTATGCTACCTAAGACTGCCGCGCCGAGCACCGAAGCGGCAATGCTATCAGCGACCGTAAGATTTAACCCTGAAAGAGGGCAATTTGAAAATATCGCACCTAGAGGCGGTATGTCACTGCGCCAGCCAGTGCCGGCCGGAGCACCCCTAGCAGCGCCGGGTAACGCAATGGTTGCGCCACCCGCGCCACTAGCGGCGCCAGTTAACTCAATGATTTCACGTCCGGCCGCAACAGCGCCGGGTGGTGCGACTACGGATACAAGAGGGTATTCGCCTCGGATGTTGCGAGAAATAGAAATGGAAAGGGTTAAATCTTTAACGCCAAAATTTGACGTTTCCGCTGGTGGGTTTGTGTATCCGCCGTCAGCAGAAAATCCAGAAGGGAAATTTGTTCCTGTTTCTGGAATTGAAGGAAAACCTCTTACTGAGTCACAAGGAAATGCAACAGCTTATGGCTTAAGAATGAAAGAATCCGAAGCAATTTTACAAGATTTAGCTAATCCAAAAACTGGAAAAGGAACCTTACGAGGCGCTAACGTTGAATCAATTCCTTTTGTTGGTGAATCGGTAGGAAAAGTATTGCCAAATTTTCTTGGTGGAACTAGCGAACAACAACAACAAGTAAATCAAGCAAAAAGTAATTTTATAACTGCTGTTCTTAGAAAAGAATCGGGCGCTGTAATTAGTGATTCTGAATTTGCTCGGGAAGATAATAAATATTTTCCGCAATTAAATGATAGTCCAAAAGTTATTGAACAAAAAGCAAATGCCAGAAAGTTAGCCATTCAAGCAATGAAATTTCAAGCTGGGTCAGGCGCTAAAGAAATTGATAAATACGTGCCAAGTGTATCTTCAAAAAAAGAAACACCTAATCTATCTGAACCACCGCCTGGAGCAGTAAGGCCGCGGGGGAGTAGGTAATGGCTACAAAACCTTACGAAGTTGATGTTGGCGGCGTAACGTATGACGTTGACGCACCAGATGAAGCCACGGCGTGGCGTTGGGCTAATATTGAGCACAACAAACCTGAAAACAGAATACCCGGTGCAATACCTCAACCAAAACCTCCGCAAACTTCTTTCTGGCGGGGCGACCCAAACAAAAGCATATTGGGAAATATCGCTCAGGCGGGTTCTGATGTTGGATCGTTAATGTCAGAGGTTCCAATTTCTTTGGCTACGGGCGCTGCAAGCGGAATAATTGCCCCGTTAACCGCATTTGCAACACGCTTAACTGGCGGTGATGAATATCAGGCCGACAAAGCGCTTAAAGAGGCTTTGCAACGATATACATACCAGCCTCGCAATGAGATGGCTCAGAATGCTGTTTCTGCTATTGGCGAAACACTAGCACCACTTGTTGGCGTTCCAATTCCTACGTTAAACGCATTGGGAAGAACAGCACCAGCCGCGGTAAACGCTTTAAAAGCCAGGGCTACAACCGCGGCACCAGAAATAACCAATATGCTGCGCCGCCCTGCTAGTGAAACAATGGTTGGCATGGGCGCTGCATCAACAGAATTGCCTATGCAACGGCAAACTATGGCCGAAAGCGCAAGAATACCTTTGAAAATGAGTAAAGGACAATTAACAAGAGATTTAGAGCAACAACAGTTTGAGCATGAAACAGGAAAAACATATCCGAGCGCGGAAGGAAAACCGCTATTGCTTCAACAACAAAAGCTAAACGAAGATTTCCTGCGTAATTTTGATGCGTCTGCTGAAGCTATGGGCGGGGAGATTTTTGGGGAAACACAACTTGTCCCTATAGGAAAGGTTGTAGATGCGCCGTTAGTAAAACGGTTTAAGGAAGCAAAAGCAGAAGTAAAAAGACTTTACGATGCCGCCGATACCGCTGGTGAAACGCAAGAACAAGTTAGCATAAACCCGTTAATTAAATATATTGCTGATCACGAAACAGAAATAGCAACCAACAATGCTCCGGTTCTTGCAAACCTAAAAATGCAACTTGCAAAATTAGGCAATCCAGATACGTTATCAATTTATGATTCTGAACAATTAAGAAAAAGTGCAAATAAAATATCGTTTCCCGGTAGCGGTGTAAATGAGGTTTATATGGGCGAATTGCGACCTTTATTTGAGGGAATTACAGAAGGTAAAGGCGGCGATTTTTATAAAGCAGCAAGAGCAGAAAATACTAAATTTGCCAACGAATTTAAAGACCACGCAATAATTTCTAAGTTGTTGCGTAACAAACCCGGCACAAAAGACAGAGCCGTTGCGTTTGAAGATATTTATAAACACGTTGTTCACAGTGGTAGTGCTGATGATTTAAAACTTGTTCAAGATACTTTATTAAAAGCCGGTGATGAAGGAGAGTTTGCATGGAATCAGATACGCGCTCAAGCGGCTAATGAATTAAAAGAACGGGCAATGTCTAACATTAGCAAAGACGCGGCTGGCAATCCAATACCTAACGCAAAAGCGTTGAGGACTGCAACGGCACAATTAGATAGAGATGGAAAACTTGATTTGTTATTTGGCAAAGACGAAGCTAAACGAGTCAGGGAGCTTGTGCAACTTGGAGGCGATATCTATTCTACAGTGCCTGGAACAATTAGCCCCGGCACAGCCAGTGTGCTTATTAGATCGCTGGATGCAATAGCTAAAAACGCTGTGATTAGTAGAATTCCAGTTGTGCGCTCTGTTGCAAGTGGTGTTGCAGAAATGGCTTCAAAAAAAGCTAGAGAAAAAAGAGTTGGCGAGGCCATTAATTACAACGCTTTAGCGCCAAAAAAATAATTGCTTCATTGCTCTGTTGCCCGATCAGCGATTCCAAAACGCTCTTGCTCAGTAGTCTAAACCCCAACCGCAAAAAGAATATTACCAATGGAAAACCAGCACCTAATAAACGCTTTACTCGGCGGCGGCTTTACCGTCCTTGGCTGGTTTGCGCGGGAACTGTGGGCGGCGGTCAAAGAGTTAAAGGCCGATCTTGGCAAGCTGCGCGAGGACTTACCTAAAGACTACGTTATTCGGAGCGACTACCGCGAGGACATCCGGGACATTAAAACGATGTTAGCAAAGATATTTGAAAAACTTGAAAACAAGGCCGACAAATGATTAAGCTATTTGCGTTGCTCATATTCTCAACCGCTGTTACTGCGGCTCCAAACCTTGTCATCTGCCAAGGGCGTTACGCCCTGTGTGCATCCAGCCCAACTACGCTAACGGGAAAAACCATTGTAATTAATGGCACGACATTCAAAGAAGGAATATCTGTGTGTCCTGTTTTGAGTGGTAAAGCTATTGGAGATAATAATCTGATGGGTTCCTGCAAACCACCGCGTGGTGAGAACACAGTCTGGTCGTTGTTTAGCTTTGAGACTACCTATCCGCAAGCACCTTCATGGGCAGTTGTAACGGCAGTGCCTAGGACGTTTGTAACTACATCGGGAGAGGGTGGGATGGCTAATCAATGGTCTTACCCTTGCGTAGTGCGTCCCAAGAAGGTCAACGGAGCCACCATAGCCGACTGCCTTGGCCCGATTAACGAGTCACCGTGGAATGGCGATGCAATACCCGCTGGGACGAGCGTGGTTACTTCTGCGCCTGTTGGTTCAGCCTATCCGGTTGGTGGAAATATACCTGCGGGGTCTAAGTGATGTTTACTCTCCTTACTACGGTTATCTCTTTCCTATCAGGTGGTGTGCCAAAACTTCTGGATTTCTTTCAAGATAAATCTGACAAAAAGCACGAGCTTGAATTGGCGCAGTTGCAGACCAGCCGTGAGATTGAACTTAAAAAAGCAGGGCTGGAAGTTGAAGAGCGGATAGCTCATATTCAGACTGAACAGGTGCAGATCACTTCTGACGTAACGGAACGCCAAGCCCTCTACGCGCACGACATCGCTATTGGTCAGGGTGCCAGCCAGTGGGTTATCAACGCAAGGGCTATGGTGCGTCCTGCTGTTACCTACGGCATGTTTATGCTGTTTGCCTTTGTAGAAATCTTTGGGTTTGTTTACGCGTGGAAGTCTGGGGTGGCTTTTGATATCGCTCTAGATAACCTATGGGATGCCGATACGCAGATCATCTGGGCGTCAATTGTGTCGTTCTGGTTTGGATCACAAGCTTTTAGCAAGAAATGAGGGTATCCGACAAAGCCATAGAGATGCTGTGCCACCATGAGGGGGTAAGACGCAAGCCCTATCAGGACTGCATCGGCCTCTGGACTGTGGGTGTCGGACACTTAATCGGGAAGACGTTGCTACCAGAATGGAACAGAATACTCACAATGGATGAAGTCCATGCGCTTCTTAAAGAAGACGTTGCTAGATTTGAAGTTGGGGTTCCCAGACTATGTCCTGCTGGGCTTACTGGTGGTCGTTTTGACGCACTTGTTTCCTTTACGTTTAACACTGGGCTAGGCTGTTTACAGCGTTCCAGCATCAGGATGAAGCACAACAGGGGTGACTTTGGTGGTGCTGCCGATGCGTTTAAACTGTATAACAAGGCTTCTGGCAAAGTGTTTCAGGGTCTGGTAACCCGTCGAAAAGACGAACGTGCCGTATATTTAGGGGCATAAGATGCCGTTACAGAAACTACAGCTAAGACCGGGGGCCCCTGCATTAACATGCAACGCAGCCACAGCCGCGTTACGCTCATCCATCATCACAAGCATTTCATCCTGCAAAACTCGGAATTGCTCCTTCTGCGCGGCTAGTTCGCGTTCGAGTTCGCAGGCAAATTCACGCGGCACCCACTGACCAAGACCGTCACCGTAGTGGCAAACATAACTCGCATCCGTCCTCGGCGTATCACTTACTTTATCCATAGCGCCAACACTCCTCCCAAACCTACAACGATTAAACTACCCACTAGCACACCATCACGGAAACCTTCAACGTAGGCACGTTTTCTGTGCCTGTCCACGATTCCCCAGTCCATCAGCTTTTCTTCTTTCAGGCTATCCCAGATGCTCATGATTTTTTCTCATCATCCCCAATCTTCACAGATTCCAAAAACTGCGCCAGCGTGTAGACGCATGGCAGTATCAAATCGCGACAGATGGCATCGTGTACATCAGACTCCGTCATGCTCTGCGCGTAGATTTTAAGCGCACCGATGCGTTCACTGACCAACATGTCAAGGTGGTCAAAATCAAGACGCTTCACCGTTTCAATGTTTTTGTATTCGTCGCTCATTTCCCGCACTCCTTCATAGCCGCGTCAATTGCGGCGTCTAAGTCGTTTTCATCAATCCACTTCGTTTCTGAATCTGGAAAGTTTAGTCCAGCAGACAATTCATATCTCCACGCCCGCAAGCGGCGATACCGCCCGGCATCCAGTTCTGCCGTTTCCAGCCGTACGGTCAGTGCGGCAAGTTGAGTTTTTAAGGATTCCTTGACTACTGGTTCCGCGGCGAGTTCGCGTAGCGCATCGTCAACAACGCGCCTATCCCCGTCACTCCCCGTAATGCAGCATTTTCCTTCCGGGTCACACAAAACTGCTTTAAGGTCTTCAATTGGCGTACTCATTTCCCGCACTCCTTTTTCATCGCCCGAATCGCTGCGGCGCAGTCAAAACAATCTTTATAGGTGTATTTTGACAGCTCATCAGTGACCTGTATTTCATCGCTCGGCTGTTCGCACACCTTCGCCGCTTCCTCCAACGCATCCTCCCTAGCCTTGTCGCGCTGCGCTTGTGCATCTTCCGCAACTTTGCGGTTAGCGCAAGCGAGGTCTTGCCAGTAAGTAATTTTGCGCTGCCAGTAATCGGCCACCTTGCGATTAGCTATAGCGAGGTCTTGCCAGCAAGTAATTTTGCGTTGCCAGTAATCGGAGGGCAGCTTTACTTGACCACACGCTTCGCAATGCCGGGCTGTCGTTTCGTCAGTCATTTCATCTCATCCCGATATTGCTGCATCGTCGCGGCTACGTTGGTATTGCTTGAACCTGTCGGCACCCACGCGCAGCCATCCAACAGATACTTTCCACGGCTACGCAGGTAGGCTATTGCCAGCTTGAGCTTTGCTTTGTATTCGTCGGTCATGTCCGGTTCTCCATGTATTTGTTGTAAGCCAGCGCCAGTTCCAGGTCCGCGGCTTTCCATGCCTTTGCCGCGGCCCCGGTGCGCGTGTCTAAATAACGTGCGCGTGCGTTCATAAACTTTACGAGAACAACGCGAAACTGTGCTTGCGTCATTTTTTCTTTCGGTTTGTCCGTTGCTTTGAGGCGTTCTTCTTTGCGGTTGGCCATGTAATCCTCGCGTTCGTTGTATTCGCGTTCTGATAAATCAAATGCGTTGCGGCTCATTTTGCGGCTCCGTCTTGAGTTTTATGGAAATAGTTGCACTTATCCGTTTTGCAAAAATAATAGACTCCAATGCCGCCACCGGCTAGGCCGTAACCCATGTCGAGCGTGTCGTTGCCGCACAGCGGGCAGTTGTCGCTGTCCTGCCCCTCCGGTAAATCTTTTTTCATTTTGCGGCTCCTTTTTTGGCACGTTTAGATGCGGCGGCTTTTTCCCACGGCAGATCGTCGATCATGTCGGAAAACGGGTCGGCTGCCGGGGCTTTTATGGCACAGTCAAACTCTGTTTTGATGGCGGTCAGCCCGGCGTCACCCAGCATGGTTTTGTCTGCCAGGTTGGTTATGTCCTGCGAGGTATAAACCGGCTGCTGGAACTCCGCGCCGGTCAGTTTGTTTTTGTATGTCAGCAGGTTGTTTGCGCTGGCGTCCATCAGCTCTGCAAACCGCCCCAGCAGAGTCGGAATGTGCCGGTGCTCTCCGCAGCCGTCGCGCTGGGCGGCTACGTCCATATCAGGGCGACCCTGCGCGCAGCTCCAGCGGCCGTCCCCATCCATCTCCGGCGTGCTGTGGGCGCATGTCCGGCAGCTCACGGCCGGCGCCTCTGTTTCATAACATTGCGATTTAAACCGGCAGAATTTGCAGGTAAACCCGGCTGCGCTGTCAGCAATTGTGACTGCGGGTTCAGGGCTTGTGATAATGCGCTCGGCACGCTGGAGCGCCCGGTCGAATGCGTCTTGGTCGAATTCGATGCGCTCGGCGTGGATCTCGTCGGTGTCCTTGTTGACCATCAGATACATGGCACGCGTTAGGCCAGCCCAGCCCATGTATACTTGCATTTGCACGTAATGCTGCGGTTTGGACTCCTTTACGCCTTTTTTGACCATCGTTGCAAACGACTTGGCATTTGCGGTCTTGAATTCCAGCAAATGCGGCGTCTTGGGCGCCTCCGGCAAGCCCATCCCAACGCCATCCAGACTGCCGGCAAAGTGACCGCCAATGGCCTTATAACGCCACTGGCCACCGTCTGCGTCCTTATCCCATACGTCCACCCCTATGGCACGCAAGTCGGCCACAAGGCGCGGCTCTTGGTGGTTGCCTGAGTCAAACAAGCGCAACATCCTGCCGTCAAAGTTAGCCGGCTTTGCCCAGCGGAAACTAAGCCACAGGTATCTGTCGCACTCGTGGCCGATCTCGCTGGCGCCGAGATGCGGGCGCCCCTGCCGGTCGGCGCTGGTTTCGTAGTGCCGGAATATTGCGGATCTGGTGCTGTTCTGCGGTTCTGGTATCTCTGCCATGATTCCTCCGTAATTATTTAATTGTTTTTATAATTTTTAACAAGTTTTTAATAATTGAATTTTGCCATAACAATTGAATCTCAATTTCACCAAGACAATAAAAATCAATACCATGTAATTCTTTTTTATATTTACTTTTAATATTATTTAAACCATTAATGCAAAAACTTTGATCTTCTTTGTATTCTTTTATTTCTTTTTTAATTTCTTCTAGCGTAAGTGAATTTTCATTTTCCCAAAGCATTTCATTAAAACTTTTGCGTTTCATGATTCCTCCGTAACGCCGGGGCGTTGCCGCCCCAGCGGGTTATCTACTTACGTGCTGACCACGGCGCGGCGCCTGCCACCTTGCCAGTGGCAAAGCCTGCCGGTGCTGCCGGTTTCGGTTTCGCAGCCGGCGCACCGTCGCACTTGCTGTAACCTTTAATCCTGTTTGTCATCTGGCCGCTTTGCGGGTTCATCTCCTGGCCAACATCGACCGTCAGCGGCTTGTTGTGCAGTTCGCCAGAATCCCACTCGTCACCGCAGAACACATCCACGCAATGGCAGATCGCCGAAAGTTCGCGCTGGGCGATGCTGACCGCGGTAGCGTTCGGGTTGATGAGATTCAAACGCGTCCAGAGTTTCCGGCCGACGTGCTTGCTGTCGCCGATGACTTCCATCGTCAACTGCAAATACTCGCCGGTGCCGGCTTTCGTGTCTTTCATTTCGCTGTCGGTAATGATCACTTCATACCGACCGGCAGGGAGCGCGTCAAAAGACTGCTGCGGCTCGACGTTTGCTGCGTTGAAATTGATTGTGGCCATGCTATTTTCCTTTAGATTGTTTGGGTTCTTCGGTGGTCGTCATTGCATCTGCCAGTTGTGACCAATCAAGCGGCAGTGAATCGGGCAAGCTGTAGCGGTTCTTGGCAAGGTAGGCCGGCTTCTCGCTGGTGTAAAGCAGGCGTTCTCCGGTCGAGATGCCGCGGCTGACTTTGTTGTTAAAACCCACATCGCTGGATTTGACGATGGTCTTGTAATTTGTAAAAAATACACAATCCGACCATTCCTGAACAAGCGCCGATGACCGGGCTTGCAGCTTGGGCTGGTAGCGTTCAAACGGCTCAACTTCTGGCGAGTCAAACCGCTTGATTTCGCAGTGCGCCAGCAGGATAGACGCCATGCCTTTGGCGCGCAAAGCGTTCAGATCCTCCAGCACCTTGCGCCAGAGGTCGGCGGCGATCACCGCACCTTTGCCGTATGCAAGGTCTTTAGCCTCATACTGGCCGTTGATCTGCTCCCATATCAGGTTATCCAGCCAATCAAGAGAATCAATCACAACCGTCTGGAAGTCGTGATCTCCCTTAAGCGCCGTCAGTGCCTCCTGCACATCCTTGTAGGACTTGGCGACCGGAAAGTGATCCACCTCCAGTCTGCCCAGCCCATCCTCGGTCAAGATGAAGATCGGGCTGGGGGCGCTGGCGCCAAACGTGGTCTTGCCCAGCCCATGAGGGCCGTAGACCATAATGCGTGGCGGAGCCAGTGTGGTGTTGCGGGAAATTGCCTGTAGATTAATTGCCATAAATCCTCCGATTAAAAGCTAAAAAGTAATACGATGAAAATCCAACCTGCCGCGAGTGTTGCGATGGCGCACGCGGCCGCGCCTGTGATTTCTAGGAAGTTCATTCTTCGCTTGCGTCTGCGATTTCTTGCGCAAGTTCTTCTACGATGTCGGTGTCGATATAGTGCTTTTTCAGCATTTCCTGCACTTGATCGTAAAGGCGACTGATGCGTGTTTGCACTGTCTCTTTGTCGCTGCTCAATACTGCTACTACGAGCTCAA